TATGTTACCTTTTCCTCTACGAGTTTGTTGTCCGATTGCGTTAGCATCTCTTTCTAGAGCGAACATTAAACCTTTAAATTTCTCAACAGACCAACGACCGTTTGAATCAGTATCTAAATCAAAGATTCCAGCAGTAGTTGTGTTTACTTGAGCACCAGCGACAGCAGAAACGTAAATACTACGTACTACTTCACGATTGATTTCAGCAAGAATTTCACCAGACAAGATATTTGCCAGTTCTGTTTCTGCGTCTAAACCATGAATTGCTTTAAGGTCTTGTGCAAGTTCCATTGTGTACTCAGCTTTTAAGGCACGAGACACAGCAGTAACTGTTGTTTTTTCTATACTAAACGCCATTTCAGCAAATGCATTACCTGATGCATCTCCTAAAGCCTCACTTTGTGCAGTAGTCATACCTGTTGGGGATGTATACTGACCAGCAGATGGACTGTCGTTTAATGCAGATGGGTTTGTACCTGTTTGGTCACCAACACCTAAGTCACCAGCAGCGTCATCATTACTGAAACCAGAATCAGCTTCATTTCCGAGTGCCTCAGCACCATCCATTGAAGCAAATCTTGCTCTCATTGCAAAGATAAGACCTGTTGGGCCTGTCATTGGTTGAACACCACATACATCATATGCGATTAAATTAGGCATTGAACGTCTAACTAAAGAAATTAGAATCGGGTCCCAGTTCTCAACATCAGCGCCAGTGGCGTTAGTTGGAGCTGCTTCTCTTAAAAAATTTCTATCTTCTCTTATTGCTTTTTCTTGGTTCTCAAGAATAACAGTAGTTACTGCCCTTTTGTACGAATCTTCGATTTTTGGTAAATCGGGATGTGCAAGGACTGGCGACCACTTTTCTTGTAGATTTTCTGTTTGAAACATTTGTGTTTTCTCCTTTAATTTCTACTATTTATATATTTACTTATTTGCACCCTTGACAGCAGTTCCAATCGCTTTACTGTATGCAGCCATTGAACCTGTAACGTCAATGTCCTGTGCAGGGCCAGTTTCTACATTATCTATATTAGAGGTTGTTTCCGTAATAGTTCTAGGGAAATAACTTTCTTTTAAAGTATCAAGTTTACTTCTAAAATCTTCTTCGTTACCAAAGTCAACATCTTCTGTAAGTCCTTTAAACTTCTCAATTTCGGTATCAGCCAAATCAGAAGAAACTTCTGAGATAACTTTATCACGAGTCAAAGTGTCATTAGATTTTTTATACTCCATTGATTCCTCAATAGACTTATTAACCTTCTCCTCTAACTCTGCAATTTTGTCAGACTGTGCTTGTAGTACATCATATTTTTCATCAGGGATGTCAACATAATGGTCTTCAAACAATTGTTTTAATCCAGCAATAAAGTCTTCAGCGATTTCACCTTTCAGACCTCTTTCTACTGCAAGTTCGTTTTCTTTCATCCACTCTTCAACAACATAGTTCATGTATGTATCTACTTTCTCTGTTAATTCAGATTTGTTAGATTTCACACCTTCTGCTATTTCGTTTTCATAGTTTTCTTGAAGTCTTGAAACTTCGTCACGAACTTTAGATTTAACTGCTGATTCAAATACTGTAGCAGCTTTCTTTTTAAACTCGTCTGTTAAGTCACCTTCTCCACTCATAAGAGCTTCAACATGTTCTGTAACGTCTATAGTTTTGATTCTCTGTTCCACAGCTTCTTTCTTTAATTCTGCTTTTTCTTTGTCTTCTTCAGAAGTATCTGCCATTTCTTTAGACATCATTTCTTTCATTTTGTCATAAGTCGCTTTAACCATTTCAACAGACATATCTTTCATTTCTGTTTCCATGTCTTTCATCGCCTTAATCATTTCCATTTTGTCCATTTCTTTAACTTCTTCAGTTTCAGAAATAGTTTCTTGGTCATCTGACATTTCTACTTGGTCACCAGCAGCGATAGGTTTTGCAACTTTCTTTTGACCGTCATTTGGTGTGTCCATAGTATCTGATTTCATTTCTTTTTTCTGAGCAGCATCGCCTTTTGCTTCTTTTGCTTTTTTACTAGCAACTGTACCAGCATCAGACTTGTCAGTTGGTGATGTTACGGCAGGTCCCATATCTTGTACTTCACCGCCTGGTGTTACACTTGAAGCGTCAGAAGCTTTTAATTGAGGTTCTGCTTTCGCAGCACCTTTCTTAGGAGCATCAGCACCATTGGCTTCTTCTAACTCACTAAGGACTTCTGCCTCTAATTCTTCAATAGTTTTTTCTATTTCATTTGCCATCGGATATCTCCTAATTGAATCTATTGTAGTTTTAATATTTTATTCTATATTAACATTTATTTATACATTATAACAATTTAAGGAACTTTGCAAATTCCAAATTCTGTTCTAATGATTGCTTCTTCCGAACTCTAGTATTGATTCTTTCCTTCATCTCTACCATTTCGGCTTCCATTAATGCCCCATGATTCCATACCCACTCTTTTCCTTCCATAATACCTTCTACGAAAGCACTTGGAGCAGATGGGTCTGAAACAATATCAGCGGCAGTTGCGAGATAAAAATCGTCTCTTACATAACTTGCACCATTTTTCTTTTCTTCTAAACTACCCATTCCTCTTGAAGAAACACCTAGTTTAGCACCCTCATCCATAAGGGTCTTAACGATTTCACCCATAGGGGTTGCAAGTATTTTAGCTTCACCTATAAAGTTTTGTCCGTCAGCATATAATGCAGTAATCATGTGAGAAGCTCTTTCTAGGTTTATTGTAGGACCTTCTGGGTGTCCTAACTCACCGTATGCTCTGTTCTCGTTAATGAATTCTTTGTTGTATCTTGCAACTTCTTTTTGAAGTATTTCCATTGGATATACACGACCATTCTTATTCTTAATCTCGGCCTGCATAAAGACACCTTTAATCTTATAAGATTTTTTACCGTTACCTTGTTCTTCTGTGATGTATTCTACATCTTGTGCAATTGATTCAGATATTAATTTTACTGTATTCATAATTCTCTCTATGTTGTATAAGCTTCGTCTTTTTTGAATTCAATTATAACAAATCCAGATGTACCGAAAGTAGTTATTTCATGGTCACCAGAAGTTGCTGTTGTGTTAGCCGCAGTTCCCTTAATCAATCCAGCAGAACCATCATAGTGTCCAGTTCCAGCAAGTCTAATCTGAACAATATCAGTTCCAGAAGATACTTCCTGAATTTCAATATGTCCAGTATCGTCATCAGCAGTTCCTTGAATCAATGCCCACCAAAGTCTACTGATATGTAATTTAGCTCCGTTTGCATGACCATCTAATCCACTTGCATCTAAGATAGCACCATTTGCAGCAGCATCATCTTCGATATCAACCTTAACCGTAACTGTTCCACCAGCGCCCGGAGCGTTAACTACGGTGTCTCTTAGTATTCTTGCAACAATAGCCATCTAACTACTCCTGTTAAATTGATAGTACTTCTTTTTCAAAATACGAAAGAAGGTCTTTTTCAAGAACCCTTTTCTTCTTACTTATATCTTTAATAGTCTTTTCAAAGGTATTTAGGAAATCCGAAGGTTTAGTATCCATTATTTTAAATATTTCATCTACAGCACCTTTCATTTTAGGACTGAGTTTTTTATATTCTTTGGATTTTTTATGTTCATCCTTTTCAAAGAATGTAATATAAACTTCTTCAAACTTCTTAGTCATCATCCTCAACCTTGTTTGATTGAACAAATGTATTAGCAACTTCCTTTCTTTTTACTTCTAATGCATCTCCAACCTTTGCAGTAATTGAATCTTTAAAAGCTTGTTCAGCTCCTAGATTATCACCATTAGATAAAGCATCTATTACGTCTTTAGTTTCCGCCATCGTCTTCTCCTTTGTTGTTCACCCCATCAGAATCTCCTTCCATATCATCTGGGGATATAAATCCACCACTTGCATCTTGTGGGTATCTTGTAATACCATCTGTGTTGTCTGGCATATCAATACCACCATCATCAGTATCAAGTCCTGCTTCTTTATTAATTTGGTTTTGCATTTCATCTCTTTCTGCATCTGTCATATTTAGTACGTTTTTTTGTACCCATTCTTTACTATAAAATGTTCCAATATATGTTTCAATAGTTTGTAATGCATTTAATCTATCTTGCATCAATTCTGCTTTTTTCAATTCAGCAAAATGTCCATCTTGTAAAAAGTCATATTGAATATGTTCTTTCATCTTATCCCAATCTTCTATAGTAACAATACCTTTTAGAATCAATTGAGACTTTAACATGTCAGTAAATAGTGGGGTAAATCTTTTTCTTAGTCTTTGTACAAACTTTGTGAATTTTAATTCATCTCTAGTAATCTCACTAGAACGACCTAGACTAAATCCACTTTCAGCTTCCATTCTAGAAATAGGTACGTTTAATGAACGATACAATTTATTTTGGAAATATTTTATATCTTCTATCTCACCTAAGTTAGAACCGCCTGGTAATGTTTGAATCTCTGTTCCACGACCACCCTCTCTACGAGGTAACCAGAAGTCTTCTAGCATTGACATATGATTTCTGTCATCACGAATCTCACCTGAAGATGCA